AATGCTTCTTTATCAAATACAGGGTGTAATAGTTCATCAAGTTTATTTGGCTCGCAACGTAAGATGGCTGTTTTCTCATCGATTTCACCTTCTTTTAGTAAATCCATTGCTATTTTTACCATTGCAGTACCTGTACGTTTACCATTACGAGTTTGTAAGAACCAAAGTTTTCCATCTTGTACGGTAAACTCCATATCCTGCATATCGTGGTAATGCTTCTCCAATTTTTTCTGAATAGCGTTAAGCTGCGCATAAATTTCAGGCATTGCTTCTTCCATTGATGGGAATTTTGTGCTACGGATACTTTCGTCTACTCCTTGTTGTTCTGCCCATTTTAGCGAACCTTTTAATGTAATTTGTTGTGGTGTACGTATACCTGCAACAACATCTTCTCCTTGCGCATTCACCAAGTATTCTCCATTAAAGGCATTCTCACCATTACCAGCATCACGAGAAAAACAAACACCTGTGGCAGAAGTTTCACCCATGTTTCCAAAAACCATAGCCTGAACTGTTACGGCTGTTCCCCATTCCTGCGGAATACCTTCCATTTTACGATAGAGTATAGCGCGTTCGTTCATCCATGATGTAAATACAGCGCAAATTGCTCCCCAAAGTTGTTCCATAGGGTTGGATGGAAACTCTTTGCCCGTCTGACTTTTTATGGCTTTCTTAAATTCTAAAACAAGTTCTTTTAGATCAGCAACATTCATTTCGTTATCCAATTTTATGTTGCGTTTAGCCTTTACACGTTGGATAATAGCTTCAAATGGATCAATATCTTCCTTGTTTTCAGGTTTCATACCTAAAACAACATCTCCATACATTTGTACAAAGCGGCGATAACTATCGTAAGCAAAACGTTCGTTGCCAGTCTTCCTTGCAAGACCTTCTACAACATCATCGTTCAAGCCGAGATTCAAGATAGTATCCATCATACCAGGCATAGAGGCACGTGCTCCAGAACGAACACTTACCAATAATGGGTTTGATGGATCACCGAATTTTGAATTCATTAAATCTTCAATGTGCTTAACGCTTTTTGTTACCTCTGAAGTTAAAGCTTCAACAACTGCTTCTTTACCTTTTTCAAAATATTCGTTACAAACATCGGTTGTAATTGTAAATCCTGAAGGAACAGGAACACCGATTAAATTCATTTCTGCGAGATTGGCTCCCTTGCCACCTAACAAATTCCTCATGTCAGCTTTCCCTTCGGCCTTTCCATTGCCGAAAGTGTAGACTCTTTTCTCAGCCATAATAATTATGTAAATATTTAAATCTTTTTTCGTCAGTGCAAATATAATAATAAATTGCTGAAGAAACAAACTATTAGCGCAAAAAATAGATAATGTGCTTTACATTTGCTATAAAATAGCAGATTTATGTATTTTAATAATATATGGAAAATATAATCTTACTTTTCTTCAAATAAGTTAGAATATGGTCTGCTGCTTAATAGAGTGTTTTTATTTATAGCAAACTGTGATTGGGTAGAATATTTCAATAATAATTAGCTAATTGTTATATTTATCATAATGCTGATTATATTGCATTTTACTATATTTGCAATCGTATATTTGCAATCTCCCAGCGTCGTTTAATCTAAAATATACAATTATGGTAGAATTTAAAGACGGAGTTAAAGTTGATGGAATTAAGAAAGAAATAATTGTCATTATAGGCTTTTTGAGTTATGTGTTTGAATCTATGGGGAAACCTCTTGTAATTACATCTTGCACTGATGGAAAGCATATGAAAGGTAGCAAACATTATAGCGGAAATGCTATAGATATTCGAATTCGCCATTTGACACAAAAAGAAATAGATAGTTTAATAAGGCGTTTTAAATTTTGGTACGATAAGGATTATGATATTGTTCTTGAAAAGGACCATATCCACGTAGAATATGACCCCCATTAATCATAATATTAATATAAAATTTTAAAAGTTATGCAGATGACACCAGAAGAGACAAACACCGTAATGAACCTAATAGTAGGCGCAATTACATTTGTATTAGGGTTATTCATTAACCCACGTAAGAAAAAGAAGTAGTTTTTTTATAAGTGTATTGAGTATGAGTAATATTTGTTGCTGTGAGAACCCCAAGCGCATAATAAACCCCTACACTGATGAGGTAGTTTACGCAGCTTGCCGCACTTGTAACACTTGCTTGAATATCCGTGTTAAGAATTGGCAGGATAGGATAGAAAAGGAGTGTACATTGCATCGTTACAGCGCATTTATTACTCTTACGTATAAGAACGAACATTTACCATACTATCAGCCTACTTATGTAGACGAACAAAACGGTACTGTATGGACATCTAACCGAATTGATATTGACGATGAAATTGTAGGAAATTATGATTTTCACCCCGTTACACATAGCGAGGAATTGAATTATAATTGCGTACCTCATTTATGCAAACAAGATGTAGTTAAATTCCTTAAGCGTTTACGCTCTTCAATAGATTACTATTTTAAAATAAATAACATACACGAAAATGGAAAAATACGTTACTTCTTCTGTGGTGAATATGGACCTGGAACGCTTCGTCCGCATTATCACGCCATCATCTGGTTTGATAGTGAGACACTCTCAAAGATATTTGAACAGTTGTTACTTAAAAGTTGGTCGCTTGGTTTTATCGACTTCCAGTTTGTCAACTCAAGCGCACCCCAATATGTGGCTAAATACGTTGCTGGCGCTGCTCATTTGCCAGAAATTTTACAATTTAAAAGTACAAGGTTATTCCATCTTCAAAGTAAAGCTCCAATTATTGGCTATACGGAAGAAGACGGAACACGATTTCAAGAAGAAGTCATTGACGGAAATTATGGACACGTTGAATATGACACTAAAAAGCAAACCTCTGTATTTGTCGCTCCTCCCCTACCTCTTGAAAATAGATACTTCCCTAAGTGTAGGGAGTATCGCTTTAACTCTCGTGCTGAAAAATTACGAATTTATGCGTATGCATACGATGTTGCAAACGAATATAAAGTAGATGGTAAAGAACTATCTGATATTATACACTGTCATTTTGATAGTGCAGTTGATATTCACTGTATGTATGTTTGTAAGCATTTTTGCGAGAAATACTCATCTACTCCCGAACGTTATGTAGATTTGTTGATTGCTCATTATGACAGAAAAGCACAATACCAACTCCGACAAATGTATGAATATCAGATTGATTATGTAGATAAGTATAATATGCCATTATACCACTTGTTAGATTTTGATTTAACATTATTCGAACGTGTACCACTTCATTATTTTATGTTTAAGGAAACTAAGCTAAAGTATATATTTAATAGCTATGGTATTGATGACGAATTTATAAGAAAGAAATTGTATAGAAATTCGCGTGATTTAGATATAGGCGTGTTATTATCATTACATCAAAATAACTCATCATTCTATCTTCATAACTTAGATATGCATAAGAAGATACACGAAGATAGTTTGAAAGTAAAAAAGAAAAACGAATTGTTGAATGTTTTAAAAATTAGTTAATTATGGGATTATTTAAATTACCAAGTCCACACCCAAATTTGAGCCGAAACGGTTATGACCTTTCGAGCCGTAAAGTTTTTAGTGCTCCAGCTGGTGCGCTGCTCCCTATTGGTGTATGGGAATGCAATCCTACCGAAAAGTTTAGTTTTAAGGTAGATGACTTCGTCCGTACGCAACCACTTAATACAGCCGCATTTGCACGTTGTAAAGAGTATTACCATTTCTTTTTCGTTCCATATCGTGCTTTGTGGCAGCACTCGGATAAGTTCTTTACAGGCGTAACAAACGGAGATAGAATGTTTGACCGTCCAAGTTTTCTAAATCAATTGAAAGGAGACGAAGGCAATTTTGTACCCTCTTCTATGCCGTCATTTTACTTAGATGATTTGCACCGTTTATTGATATCTAAAGACTCTGAATTGTCAAAAGAAGCTACTTCTTTAACTCGTGTGCCTGGAATGCTATTTAAGACAGGCGGTGTAGATTTTTCGGAAAAAATCGAAAAGTCAAAAGTAGAGTTTGGAAAACTTAATTTAAGTGAGAAAGATGCTTTGGGATATTCCTATACTTATGGTGCATTTCGTTTGCTTCATATGTTAGGCTATGGAATTGACGATAAAGGACGTGTATTTTATCCCGAAATATTCGAAAAAGCACCTGCAGATTTAGACCCAATGGCGAAAGCATTAACATACTTTATTCCTCACAATTTGGCTAACCCATTTAGGCTACTTGGTTACCAACGTATTTATAACGACTTTTACCGTAATCAGCTTTGGGAAAAGCCAGTTCCATATACATTTAACGTTGATTGGTGCAATAGTAATGTAAAGCTTAATTTGTCAGCTGCTGAAATATATCAGTGTTGCCAATTGCGTTACAGACATTGGACAAAAGACTTCTATACAGGCGTATATCCTACTGCATCATATAATGAAGGTATTTTCAATCTGCCTAGTTATACAAATAGCAATGCAAATATCAATAAGAGCAATGACGGTGTAAGCGCTGCATCTTCTGGCATAATTTCAACAAGCGACATAAGAGCAATGTTTGCACTAGAAAAGATGTTAGAAAGAACGAGAGCAGCCAACGGTTTGGATTATAGTAACCAGATAGCAGCACATTATGGTTTTAAAGTACCCGAAAGTAGAAGAGACGTTGCACAATTCATTGGTGGTGTTGATAATACCATTGTAATAAATGAAGTAATGAGTACTGCCAACAGTTCTATTGATGGCACTTCAAAGACGGGTAGTGTAGTAGGTCAAGTATTCGGTAAAGGTATTGGTACAATGTCAAGTGGTAGAATTGACTTTGAAGCTAAAGAACACGGTATGATATTCTGCATTTACAGTATATCGCCACAAGTTGATTATGATGCACGCCAATTTGACCCATTTAACCGTAAATTCAAGCGTGAAGATTATTTCCAACCAGAGTTCGAAAATTTAGGATATCAGCCATTAATACAAAGTGATGTTTGTTTTGGTGGTAGTCCTTCGAAGCCATTAGAATTTGGTAACGATATCTTAGGTTATACGCCACGTTTTAGCGAGTATAAGACTTCAAGAGATATGTTATATAACGAATTTATGACTGGTGGCAGTTTGAATGCCTGGACAACACCACGTAATAACTATACTAAGAATAAGAAAGGTTTGACCGTCCCCGATTTGCTCATTGACCCCAACGTATTGTACCCTATTTTTGGCTTAAAATACAATGGAAAGTCAGATACGGACCAATTCCTAATTAATAGCTATTTTGATGTTAAAGCAGTACGCCCTATGGCAGTTAATAACCAATCATTAGTATAGTATGAATATTCGTAACCAAATAATACAGCAGTCGCAAACTATTGATATAGCGACATTTAATGAGTATCCACGTTTTGTAAACGGCACACCGAACAGTGTAGTTACAGCAGATACAACAGTAATAGAACAGTTATGCCCTATCAATCCTGTAACAGGCTTTCGAGATAGTGACCTTGTTCGCCTATTCTCTGAAGATGTATCTAAGCAGGAAAAGGACTTAATTTTGTCGAATTTATCGGTACATTTTGGTAAAGGAACTCCGAAAGATTTGTCAGATGAGGAAATAATGGCGCTTATCCCGTCACGTTACGCAGGAGATGCCGTTGAAATGGCAAAATATAAGTCATTGGTTGATGAATTGATAAAGGATTACGAAGATAGGAACAAGCCGATAGAACCTGTAGAGCCTACCGAGCCTACACCTACCGAGCCTACACCTACAAATAACCATCCATAATTTTGTATTTTATTCCCCCCTTTGTGGGGGTTTTGTTTCATTTAAAAATTTTATGTTATGGCAGGAGGATTTCCACTAGGTGAAGTAATATCAGGCGGTGCCGGTATTATAGGTAGTTTAATTGGTGGTGCATTTCAGAAGAGTGCGCAACGTGCAGCCAATAGAACTAATTTAGCAATAGCACGTGAAACAAATGCCCAGAATTACCAAATATTTCGAGAGCAAAACGAGTTTAACAAAGAACAGTTTAATAACTACTTACAGTATAACACACCAGCAGCACAACGAGCAAGGTATGAAGATGCAGGCATTAACCCATATATGGCATTAGGTAATATGCAGAATGGTAACGCCCAAAGTGCTTTAACGAGTGCTAACTCTGCACCTATGCAAGCTACCCAAGTACAGCCAGAAAATGGAATGGCGAACGGAATACAAAGTGCATTGCTCAACGCTGCTACTATAATGAGTGCAGTCAGTGATGCAAGGTTGAAGAGTGCAGCAGCAGACAAACAAAATTTAGAAAATGGCAAATTTGCTGAAAATTTTGCTATGCAAATGGCAGAAATGCGTAGTAAAATAGGCTTAAATGATAGTTACAGAGATAAGGCTAAAAGTGAAAAGAGTATCTATGATTTCGACTTCAAGTTTAAAAACGATACGTTGGCTAACGCTATGAAGTTAAGCGACTTATCAGTACAACAAGGCGATGCATTGTTACAAAAGACACAAGAAGAAACAAGAAAGATACAAATTGAATCCGATGTTATGCAATGGGATTTAGGACTAAAGAAGAAATATGATGAGCAGTTGATAAAAACTAATCTCGCTAACGCTATTGCCGACTTCGCAGTTAAAATGCAGGGTATTGCTGAGAGTAAAAATAGAATGCATAATGACAACATACGTACTAATAATGATACTAGAAGAGTAGGCATTGAGCAGCAAAACGCAAATACTAATCGTATGAATGCGCAAACTAATGCATATAACGCTCAAACTAATAGAATTAATGCTAAGGTAAATTTCTTATCAGTTACACAGCAAGGACAGTTAATTGTATCACAAGTTGCCAAGAATTATGCAGAAGCAACAGGCGTTATGATAGACAACCAAACACGTGGTATATTGAATAGAATGGTAGTTGGCAAGTTGATTGCCGAAACTGAAAATATAGAAGCAGGCACAGAAAACACGAAAGAGAATACTCGCTGGATAGGTTGGAATAATTTAACTAAACCTTTCACAAGTGTACTTAATGGGTTAGGCGGTCCTTTTATGAATAGTTTTGGCTTTGGTTTAGGCTTGAATTACGGAAAATAATTAGTATCTTTGCAATAATTAAACTTTTTTGATATGAATGAGAGAGACAAATTATTGCGAATTGTTAGGTATTTACTTACCTTTTGGTTAGTTTTATCAGTTGTGTGTTTTATTTTAGCTTTACTTACTTGCCCCTTATTTTAGGGGCATTTTTGTTGCCTGGTCTTCTGCGTGAAACGCTTAAAAACTCACCGATTAGGTGTATAATCAGGGCAGGAAGCGGAGTGCAACGAGGCTGACGATGGGATATTGTCCCATAACGATTAGTACAAAAATATAGAGAGAGAGGAACGAACTCTCCCCTATCAACGCCGCTGGCAGCAGTTAGCAATAACGGTACGCAGCTTAATAGTATTTATTTGATAGCATTCTTAATCAGTTTTCACAACGTGCGAGGACTTCAACCAACTTGTCCTCGTGCAACCTCGCTTGTCCTACTATACAAAAACTGACAGAACAATAATTTAAGTGTTAAAAATGGTGTTATAAAAAAAAATCGACTTTTAAAATAGTGTTAAAAATAGTGTTATAAAAAAAATCGACTGTTAAAATAGTGTTAAAACAGATTTATCTTAATGCTGATTA